GGGCCTCCTACTCCGTTTGACTGTCTCCCTGCGTTGGTTAGCCTAATACCATTACCTGTGCCATATCCGTACAATCCTGATCATAATTCGGCACGATTTGGGCTAATGAAGCGTGCACTCGCAAAATATCCACTTGCTGAGGACATTGGATATCTCAGGCGCGGCTATGAAAATGTGGCCAACTTGCTTGTTGGCATCAATGCCTACTCTTTTGAAGAAGTTATAAGTAGGTATAGTGGCATGATGAGAGTGAGGTATGAGAAGGCCTATGAAGAATTGAAAACTAGGCCCATTTTGCCACGTGATGCGCGGGTTAGGGCATTTGTCAAACAGGAATGTAGAGCAACACCAACTGACAAGCCCCCCCGCATTATACAACCAAGGTCACCAGTGTTCAATCTGGTGATGGCCAGGTACGTCCTACCAATTTGGGACAAGATGCTGAAACTTGATCATAAGGACTTGTTCCCAACTAGTGGTTGTGACGGCCGAGTTTTTGCTTCTGGGTTAAATCTAAAAGAGGTGGCCATGCAATTACGACATGCATGGACACAATTCGTTAACCCCGTTGCAATACAGCTTGATGCGAAGCGCTTTGACGCGCATGTGAACAAAGCGTCACTGCGTGAAGAAAGACGATTTTTCTCACGGTTCTTTCCTGAGGCCGAGAAATTAATGCTGATGTGCGCGAATGCACCTGCCAAGTGTGTTGATATTCGTTACCGAACCGATTATCGCAGGTGTTCTGGGGATGTTTTCACGTCGTGCGGAAACAACCTCATAATGTCATCAGTTATTGGACAATCCCTTATAGACTTTGGGTCAAAGTGGTACCTAGTCTGTAACGGTGATGATGCCATCGTCTTTGTTGACAGGGTAGACGTTGATCGAGCTTTAGCTAGCGTTAGATTAGGCATGAGATACGCTGGCTTTGAGTTGGGCGAGCCAAGATATTCGAAATTGTTCGAGGATATCGAGTTCGACCAGTGCTCTCCAATCCAAGTCTCTGAGGATTGTTGGGTGATGTTGAGGAATCCGTTGAGAATCCTAACTGGCCTATTTTACACATCCAGACGTCTAACTTACAAGCAATACCTAGAGTGGTTACTCGGTGTTGCAATGGGGGAACATTCTCTCGCCTGGTGGGCGCCACTCATCGGCGAAGTTACAAGTAATATTATCGCATCTTTGTGGCATGTACGGCGTGTCAACTTGGAACAATATGATAGACATCTTAAGTTTAAGTTTGACTACCAGGCCTACGGAAATGTTGTCGTCAACAACGACATAGTACGTAGGTCATGCGATATTAAGTTCTCCTATTTGAATGATTTTGCCCATGCATCGAAGTTCCTTCCGCCATT